AATAGGCTTTAGTATCTTGTACATAGTTTGTTTGTTTTTCCAAACATAGCACACGTTATTGTATCTTGCCTTCTATTCTGCTAACCGCTTCGGATAACTTGTTTAGTCTAAAGTATATGTCTCGTATGTCTCGTTCTCTACGGCTACTCATGTTAGATAGAACCATAACAAGTGCAGTTGCAGATGCTCCTATTAGTGCTGCGTATACCTCTGGCATTGCCTTTGCTAGTAATTATGTATAGTATGACTAATAAATCCTAATTATGGCAGAGGAACAAGAAGAAAAAGAAGGCACGGATTGGGCTGAAATTTTTGGTCATGCTGTCCGATTTATGATTTTATGTTGGTCGCTTGCAATGATGACTCTTGGATACATGGACAAAATCCGCAATGATGGAGCGTTTTTAGCCGGCTTGACCAGTGGCGTCCTCGGTTCATATGGTATCTCCGTTAACAAAAAGAAACCTGCTAACGCTGCTAAAATAAATGAAACTAAGGTAAATACACAATGAAAAAACTATTAGCATTAGTATTACTGTTTAGTCCTTCTGTAGCACTAGCAGACATAACGCAAAAATTTACGACATCTGCACAAATTACGGTAGATATGCCGTACTCTGTTACAAATAAATTAGGCACAACATATTCAATATCAGGTAATAACATAACCCCATCTGTAACTGTAGGAGACACTACGACATCAGGCAAAATTGGTGGGATTAATCTTGGCAGTTTAAATAGTGGCGTACCTGCCATGATACAAACTGATAAATCAATTACCACAGCAGGGAGTGCATTTTCGCTGACAGAAGCGGTGACTATGGGTGACTCTCAACCTAGTGCAATTACACCATCGTCAGGCATAGCAGCATTACCACACCTTGGTGGGCAGACAACAATAGGGAGTGGTGGCACATTAGGATCTGGAGCGATGACAAGTTTATCTAGTGGTGTACATACTTGTAGTGGTGCATTTGGATCTGGTTCTAGTTGCATAGGTTCAACAACAGTAACCATAACCATTGACTAAATTTTGGCTGCTATTAATAATATTATTTCCTGTCAAAACCCTTGCAAATCCAGTAGTACCTACCTTCCGTACAGGCAGTTCAAGTACAAATTCCCAGACCCAAAGTGTAATAACAGAATCGGTGGTATCTCATCAGTTCCGTACAGGCTATTCTCTGAGCGTATCAGGCACGAACATAGAAAGTGCAGATGTTAATGGCTATATTAACTCAATACCTACAGCAGAAGCTGAACAAACAGTTAATGGAATTAACTTTTCCTATACAAGTCCTACGTTGGAAGGTGTGCCTAGATGGAAAATAGTAAACGCAGGTCAGCCTTTCAGTTTAGTCGAATCTATAATTTCTCCCGGACTAGATACAATAACCACAATAAATCGCACAATAAACACAACAACTACAACCACCGTAGAAACCACATTTGGGCAGTAGTTTTACTTTGCCTATGTCCAACTAAGGTTTTAGCTAATACAACCGTAGCAAGCCCATCTAGCAACGCACAGGGAACGGTAAATAACAATGCCACCATGATAGCTCCGCAATCTAATCCGCAGTTTAGGATGTCGCAGGGTATTGTTTGTAGTTCACCTAGCCTTACCATCACACCATTCCTAACAGATTCATGGTCGTTTAATCGACCTATAGAAACTGTGACTAAACAAAATATTTATGACGAAGATACAGGTGCAATAAAGTATGTACAAGAAACACCAAGGTTTGAAAAGGATAACTACAATTTAAACTACGGTATATCAGCACAGTTTAGTATTCCGTTAGGCAAAGCACCTGCACTATGCCATCAAGCAACAGAGATAAATATAAAAAACCAAGAATTATTGTATAAGAAAACTGAACTAGAGGTCGCTCTTTTTCGGTTAAAAGTATGTGGTGAACAAGCTAAACTTGGTGTTCAATTTACAGGAAAGTTTGCAACGATATGCGAAGGCATTGCAGTTACTGTTCCTCCCGGTCAGGTGATCCCTCACTCTCATTCTTTGAAACCTTAGATTTAGTTAGACGTTTTATAAGTTGCTTCGTTAAGGGTTTTATAGCGTTCAAAATAAGAGGAGTACTCGCAGCGATACTAGCGACAAAAAAAGTAGAGACAGCCATACTAGGCGTAGGTAAGTACTGGTCGATGAACTGTACGTCTTCATAAACAGTAGTGCAATCACCGTTGCTTTCTCTAACATAATCTTTAATTCGTTCCAATCGCTTATCGTTAACAAAACTTCCTATTCTGGGAGCGTTGTTTGGAGGACAAGGTTTGTATTCGTCTTTCTGTTTTTCTTTTTTTGGTATTTCAGTTTTAGGTGGCTCACTTGTTGGCATCTCATTTTCATCAGCAAGATTGGGCATCTCTTCTGTAATTGTTAATTGATCTGGTACATAATCCAATGGGTTAAAACTAGGGTATGGACAATTTGTTATCACACCATTAGGATCTTCTATTATTAAATTTCTATTGCCTGTATTCTTTGTATCTCTGTGGTAGTAAGTGCAACCTATGATTTGTACATTTGAATGCCCATAGTCAGGCACATAAGTATATGGGATATGAACATCAGGTATATGTATCTCAGGTATTTCCAATTAGAATTTTACTTCTTTTTGTATAGGTGGCGTAGGAATTGATGGCCCTGTCATGTCTGGTAATCCTTTATCTAATACGTTAGGCAATAGCCCCTTGACCTCGCCAAGTATAGAGTTCATAATCTTAGCTTTAAATTGTTCGCTGTTAAGATATCTGTAGCCAAAAAATGCTGAGCCTAAACTGCTGACTACAAGCACGAATGAAGCTATACTCAAGGCATTAGCGATTTTATTATACATATGCTAAAAGAATTATTGGCAAAATTAGCAGCACCACTTACTCTGATGGTACTGCTTCTTCTTGTGGGGTTGATGCCGTTGTATCTGATGGCTGCTCTTCTACGATCTTCTTTTGTTCCTCAACAATCTGACGTTCGACCTCCATCATTGCACCAGTAAACTGGTTATAAGAAATAGAAAGTTGCGCTCGTTCTTGAGTAAGTTGAGCAAGTCTTTGCTGTAATTCTTCAATTTTAGTCATAAAAAAAATTAGGAATAAACTTTTTTACCATCAACAATAGCTTTGTCAATAGCAGTAAAATCTTCTGATGTCCAGATAGATGTAGTTTCATCAAGCTTCTTATAATCCTTAATGATTTCAAGATGATCTACATTTCTTTTGATCTTAGCTTTATATTCATCATCAGTTTCAACTGATGTTTTAGCAGTGTTGATAACAGTTACGCTATCGCCAGCAGCAGAAAAGATTGCTGCAATTTCATCTGCGGTTTTTTCTTCCATGATAAAAAATTAGGTTACTTTTAGTTTACCCTGTTATAAGGGTTTTGCCTTTTACTATTGCTGCATCTATGTCTGTAAAATCTTCAGTTGTCCAAATAGATAATCCATTTTCATGTTTGTAGGTTTTAATAAGTTCAAGATGATCTACGTTTCTTTGAATCATTGCTTTCCACATATCTTCAGATTGACCTTCTGCCGTTCTTTCTATCCAAGCAGCGTAGTTTGCGTCACGATTTATTAAAGTAACGCTATCTCCAGCAAATTTAAAAATGTCTGCTATAAATTCTGCTGTGTACATTATGCAGCCTCCAATGCTGTAACTTTTGCTGACAATTCTTGGATTGCCTTGATCATTACTGGTATTAAATGACCTTCGTTAGCTTCTAGTCTATCTGGGTTATCATCTAAAACAAGTTTTAACCATCTACATTTATTGTCTGTTTGTGATTCATCTAATTCTTGTGCGATAAACCCGGCTCTATAAGAGCCATCTTTTATATTTCCATCTCTTGTTTGCCACTTAAATTTACGAGGTTTTAAAGTATTTACAAAGTTTAAGCCTACAGGTAAATCAATAATCTCTGTCTTATCTCTTCTATCAGATAGAGAGTTAATAGAAGTATCATTACAACGTAAAGCATTATGTGCTGTATTACCTAACGTAATTTGGAAACTAGCAGTTGCGTTTGCCGGTTGTGCTGCACCAAGGTTTATATTATATGTACCTGTAGTTGAATGGTAACCAGAGTTATGACCAATCGAAGTTGTTTGATCTCCTGTAGTTAATAACATATTTGCATAACGACCAACAGCAGTGTTGTTGCCAGAGGTAACAGAATACAAAGCGTTAGTTCCAACTGCAACGTTATTTATTCCAGTTACGTTTTGGTATAAAGCAGCACCACCAATAGCAGTATTCTGTCCTCCAGTTGTATTATTATGAGCAGCAGCATTTCCTACTGCTGTTAAATCAGAAGATGTTGTTCTATTAGTTCCAGCAGAGTGTCCAATACAAACGTTTCCATTTCCTGTAGTAATTGAATCTCCAGCACCAACACCCATTGCTACGTTATGACTTCCTGTAGTAACAGCAGCCAAACAATTTTGACCAAACGCTTGGTTGTTTACACCTGTAGTACAAGATCTTAAAGCATCTTTACCAAACGCACCATTAAAATATCCAGTTGTATTATTATCTAATGCACCAGCACCTACCGCAGTAAGTGAGTATCCTGACGTATTAAGTTTTAAAGCATCATGACCTACACCAACATTGTCATTAGTATTGGTATTTTGTAGTGCATCATATCCGATTGCTATGTTGTAACTTGCAGTTGTGCAATTAAATAAAGAGTTTTTACCAACAGCTACGTTACCGTTACCAGTTGTGTTTGCTCTGAGAGCCTGATGTCCTACTGCTGTACTTCCTACTGCGGTGTTTGCAGTTAAAGCGTTATAACCAACAGCAGTGCTATTAGAACCTCCTGTATTAGCATCTAAAGCATAAACACCAACAGCAGTATTTTCTGATCCAGTTGTATTATTTTGTAGAGCAGATTTTCCAACAGCTACACAGTTATTTGCTGTCGTACTATTGTATAGAGCTGAATCTCCAACTGCTGTATTGTTACCTCCGGTCTGGCTTGAATACATTGCTGATTGACCAACAGCAGTGTTACTTCCTCCTGATGTGTTAGTTTGTAAAGCTTGGTTTCCTATAGCAGTGTTACTACCACCAGTTGTATTATATGCAGCATTAAAACCTAGAGCTGTGTTATAATGGCTAGTTTGGTTTACATGTAAAGCATGACGACCCACGGCAGTGTTGTTAGTTCCTGTTGTATTTGCATCTAATGCACGATGTCCAACTGCTGTGTTATAACTTCCAGTTGTATTGTATTGCAGAGCAGTACTACCAACTGCGGTGTTTCCTTGTCCAGTTGTAGTTCTTGTAGCTGTGTAATGTCCTAAACCAGTATTATCACCACCAGAAACACTTTCTCTAAGTGAATACCAACCAACGGCACAAGTATTATTCTGTGTTTGGTTTAGCTCTAATGCACGATAACCAACAGCTACGTTTCTATAGGCTGTTGTAGCTTGTTTCATAGCTTCATAACCGATAGCTACGTTATCTATAGAGTCTCCATTAGAAGAAGAATTTAAGTTTGATAAAGCATAAGTACCGATACCTATGTTTTTATAACCTTGAGAAGTATTACCACTACTTACAGCTTGTAAAACATTATCACCGATAGCTATATTGTCGCTTTGAGCAGTAGCAGAGTCTAAAGCACTCATACCTATTGCTATGTTTCGTTGACCAGTAGTGTTTTCATATAAAGCTCCATATCCAAAAGCTACGTTTCGTGTTCCAGACGTATTTTTCTTTAAAGATTGTCTTCCTAAAGCTGAGTTATAATTTCCAGTTGTGTTTGTATATAATGATTCATAACCTACGGCAGTGTTATCTGCACCAGTTGTGTTTGATCTAAGTGCATCAAAACCTACAGCAGTATTGTTTGAAGCTGTCGTGTTTGAACCTAAAGCGTAAGCACCTACCGCTACATTTCTTGTTCCAGATGTGTTTGCACCTAAAACTGATCTTCCTACCCCTGTGTTATTATCACCAGTACAAACCCCTAATGCTGATCTACCAATAGCTACGTTATTGTCAGTATCAACACCAGTTTTTAAAGCATCATGACCAATCGCTATATTATCGTTACCATTCTGGTTCATCTCCATACAATTATGGCCGATAGCTATATTTTTCTGTCCAATAGTATTGGTTTTAAGTGCTGTAGCACCAACAGCTACGTTTGATCCACCAGTTGTGTTACCAGTTAAAGCATTTGTACCAAGAGCCGTGTTGTTATTACCAGTAGTATTAGCATCTAAACTATAATTACCGACAGCTACGTTGTTAACTGATGTAGTGTTCGCTCCTAATGCAGCGAACCCAACAGCAACGTTATGAGCACCAGTAGTATTAGCATCTAAACATTGACCACCAACAGCTGTGTTGTTACCTCCACTTGTAGTTGAATATAATGCATCATGTCCAATAGCAGTATTGTCGTTAGCTGTTGTAGCAGTATCTAAAGCATCAGTACCTACGGCAACGTTACGAGTTCCAGTTGTATTATTTCCTAATGCTGTATAACCTATCGCTATGTTTTCACTTCCACCAGTAATATCGCCTAATGCTCCGTTTCCGACAGCTACGTTATAAGTACCTGTTACGCCAGCAGTTCCTCTTAATGTATTAGAACCTAATGCTACGTTCTCACCACCAGTTGTAAGAGTAAGCCCTGCATTAACACCAAGGCAATTATTATTACTTCCTGTTGTAGCAGCAGATAAAGCACCCTTACCAATAGCTACAGAGTAATTACCAGTTGTATTATTATTTAACGCTTGATAACCAACAGCAGTGTTGTTTAGTCCAGTTGTATTGCCTTGTAAAGCGTAACCACCAACAGCTACGTTTCTGTGTCCAGTTGTGTTGCCTTGTAAAGCACTTCTACCTAGACCAGTGTTTGCATCTCCAGTTGTGTTTTCATACAAAGCTAATGAACCAACACCTGTATTATTTGCAGCAGTATTGTCATATAAAACTGCTCTTCCTATACCGACATTATCTTCTGCCGTTGTAACAGAGTTTAAAACAGCCGTACCGACAGCTACGTTATAGTCACCAGTTGTATTAGAACCTAAAGCTCCAAATCCTATAGCAACTGATTGTTGTCCAGTTGTATTATCATTTAAAGCATTTAATCCAACCGCAGTATTGCTTTGACCTGTAGTATTATTTTCCAAAGCAGCCTTACCGACAGCTACGTTATTAGCTCCAGTTGTAGCTGATTGTAAAGCATCTTTACCAACAGCAGTATTATCAGAAGCAGTTGTATTTGCTTTAAGAGCATCTTTACCAATAGCTGTATTACCACCACCAGTTGTATTAGCGTATAAAGAAGTTCTACCTACAGCTACATTATTTGTACCAGAGGTTAAAGAGTAACCAGCTACAGAACCAATAATAACGTTTTCACTACCAGTAGCAGTATTAAGGTTCATAATACCATCACCTATGGCAATATTGTTAGTTCCACTGGTTAGCTTCCAAGCTGCTCTTCTTCCAATACCAATGTTAAAACCTGCTGTTGCAGAACCTAAAGCAGAAGTACCTAGAGCAACACTATAAGAAGCTCCAGTTGTAGCTGCATCAAAAGCATAAGCTCCTACTGCTGTGTTTTCAATACCAGTAGTATTAAGTTTTAAAGCAGATCTACCAACGGCAACATTAAGTGACGCTGTGGTATTGTCTTTTAAACTTTCTACACCTATAGCTGTATTGTTAGTTCCTGATGTATTTAGCCTTAAAGAACTATGTCCTACTGCTGTGTTTTCAGATGCAGTATTAGTTCTTAAAGCATGAACACCTACAGCAGTGTTACTATATCCAGTTTGATTGCTATATAAAGATAGAGAGCCAATACCTGTATTACTATAACCACTTATATTAGCAGTCATAGATTCACGACCTATAGCAGTGTTATTATTTCCAGAAGTATTTGATGTTAAGGTTAATTTACCAATCGCAACATTATAGTCACCAGTAACAGCAGCATCTAAAGCATTTTCTCCAAGAACAGTGTTAAAACCAACAGAGTTTGCACCTTTACCAACAGTGACACTATTTATGACTTGGTCACCAGTAAACGTGTTAGTACCTAGACCAGCTAAGTTACCAGTTGCTGTAACACCACCTTGCCATGAAGAACCATTGTAAACTTTAAGTTCGTTAGCAGTTGTGTTAAAGAATAAGTCACCCTGATTTAAGCTAGTTGTAGGGTTGTTTGCACCTACACGATATTGGTTAGCAAAGTTATTAACGCTCGCCAAGTTAGTAGCTACACTATTTACATTAGCTATAGAACCACCAACATTATTTACGTTGGTTATAGAACCAGCAACAGTATTAATATTAGTTGCATTACTTACAACAGAGTTTATATTACTTGCGTTAGATACTGCACTATTAATATTGCTTGAGTTACCAGCAACAGCAGTAATGTTTGAGTTATTACCAGCAACAGTATTTATATTTGAAGCATTATTAGCTACGGCATTTATATTTGTTGTGTTAGCTCCAGCAGCAACAACGTTAGTTATATTGCTTGCAACGGTTGTAACTTCTGTCGCTTTGGGTGTAAGTCTATGAAATGCGTAAGTATGAAGTGTAGCTGTTGTTTCTACTAAAAATCCAAAACCAGAAGGTATAGTTGAAGGTACACCTGTAATCGTTACAGTATTTCCAGTTCCAGCACCATTTGCAATAGTAACTGTTGTTCCACTTGGAACTAAGTTAGTTGAAGCTTCTTTAACTGATATGATAGTTCCACCCAATCGACCAGCTTGTTGACCATGCTGTGCATTTATATCAGGGTTAGATGTTGGAAAACTTGTCTCATTTGCTATTGGTCTAAACCCACCAACTTCTTCAACCAAGTCAACTATTCTGTCGTTAATAGCTGCGGTAGTAGCAATAGTTGTGTCGTTATCTGGAAATAAATCACCATTTTTAATAGTGTCTCCAGAACTTATGTTGAAATATCTTGCGTCTGATTGTGATTGCGTAAAGTATCTTGCGTCTAATGTACCTGATGCTATTTGTGTAGAAGTGATTGTACCGTTTGCTATTTCACTAGCAGTTAACTTGTCAGATTGTAATAGTGTTTTAATTTCACCTGCTGTTTGATCTGCCGTGGCATTAGGTTCAATAGCATTTAATTTTGAATGATCATTGTCAGTAAATACGTTACTGTCACTTGCACTTTCAACAAGTGTTCTAATTTCACTTGCACTTTGATCACCTGTTGCACCTGCTTCAATGCCAGCAAGTTTGCTTACTTGGGCATCTGTAAATACATTAGTGTTACTGTTGCTTTCATACGAAGCTTTTATTTCACTAGCAGTTTGATCGGCAGTAGCTCCAGCTTCTATTCCGTTTAATTTATTATGATCCGCATCTGTAAAAACATTGCTGTCATTAGCACTTTCTACTAGCGTTCTAATCTCTGCTGCTGTCTGGTCATCTTTAGCGTTAGTTTCTATAGTATCTAGTTTTGCACCGTCAGCACTTACATCTCTACCATCAACAGTTGCTAATATAGTAAGGTCACCAGAACCGTCAAATTGTACAACTTTACCAGCACGGTTAGCTGCATTTTCTGTTATTTCTAAACCACCAACATTTTGTGTTATTGGAAATCTTATAGTTTTATCAATTACACTTTGTTGTTGTTGATCTAGTATTACAGCTTTATCTAATACATCATTAATAACTTCTGGGAAAAAACCACCTTGGTTTGTTATTTCTGTTTGTTGTTTAGCTTCTACTTTTGATGTAATAACAATATTGTATCCACTTGCTAAATTCTGTGGACTACCACTTGATACTAAAGTTACAGTACCACCGGGGTTTGCGTCCTGATCATCATTAAGGGTAACAGTATAATGTGTAGTTATAGTTAATACTGTCTCAGCACCGTTACTAGTTTGTATTTGTATAACCTTTACATCGCCTTCTTCATAAACTTTAAAAGCAAAAGCAAAATTATTACCACTAGTAAACGCAGTAGTTTGGCGTGTCGTAGTATTTATTGCCATGAAATAAAACTGTTTTACCTATTTATTAAGGGTACAATTAACTTTATATATTACGGTCACACCTTTAATTTCTTTGCCTACGTCCAGACTTACCTGTAAGTATACCTCTAAGAAAATCTAATGGGCCGTCTGGTGTTACTCTGCCTTTGCTAACATCAACTGCATAACTTAATGGTCTACCTAATACAGTTAATGGTGTATTAGTAAATAAAGACATAAATGTAAATACATCCCTAACGTGTCTACCTGTTACTTCTTTTTCATCGCTAAACCAAGCTTGAAACGCACGAACAGTACCAACAGACCCACTTTCTAATGTTGAAATAGATGGACTTGTTTGTATACGATCATCATAAGGTTTGTCATTTAAAGCATTAAATGGCACTGCTAATAAGTTACCAAGTGGTACAAAAGCTAATCCAAATTTTAATGGTTCAACAAAAAACATATCAAATATTTCATCAAGGTATCCGTCTTCATCTTGATCACCTAAGTTACCGCCAAAGAAATTAACAATAATAGCTGAAACAACGGCTGGCATATACATACCAAACATAAATGTATATATTAATCGCTCTTTACCTTGACCTGTAATTTTATATCCCATGTCATTAATTAATTTTTTATATTGTGTGGCATTTAAATTTGCAACTGTATTAAAGAAACCTGTAAATTGAAGTAATGATTGAACCATTGGTGTGTCAGTTTGAAATGCTGCTCTATCTTCTGGTAATAAACTGTCTTGTGTTAAACGTACATTTGCATCTGCCTGTGCTATAGCTTCTTTTTGTGCAACAACATCTGGCATAGATGCAGGTTTTTTAGCAAAAAATTGATTATATGATCCTATCCATACAACGCTATCAACTTGGTTTTGAAATGCCTGTTGTATAAAATATCCGTGCTTATTAGTCCACGCTTGTATTTTTTCGTATTTACTTGGATTTATAACTAAATCATTTAATGTATCTTGTATATCAAACATTTGATTTTTTTGACGATCATTCATAAAAGGTGATAACTCTGCAATAAATTGTTGAGTTTTATTTGGATTACTATAATATTGTTTTAAACCACTACGCATAAATTTTCCTTCAACTTTTATTGAAGATAAAAAATTACCAGTAAATTGTTGTACAGCATTTTGAAAGTTAGCAAACATAATACTAACTCCAGTACGTTTTTTTAATGCTCTAAAGAAATTATCTGCTGGAATATTTTCTCCACGCAACATTGTTCTTTGTCGTGCAGAATTGTTTAGCCAAGGTAACAACATATAATCTATTGCAGATGGATTAACATCAGTTAATGCAGTAGCAAACTCTTTGTTTTTAATTATTTTTAATACATCTGTAATTGCAGGTTGTACATATGCAAAACGCAAAGCGTCATCTATGTGTTTAACCATTGCATTTAAATGTAAAGATAAAGGCTTGTTATATTCAACACGAGTTTTTGTAAATCCTTTTCCTACAGCTGGTAATGACATTTTATAGTCAGTTTTTAATTCTTCTAATTTTGCATTTCTTTCCGCATCTGTAACCATGTCTGGGTCAACTTTAGCAGGTACATAGCCACCTTCATATGTGCCGTATTTATTAATAGTAGGACTTGCTTCTATTTCTTTAAAATAATATCCAAAAACATCTTTATGTGTTTTTTGCAATAATGGCAGCATTTCTTTATTTAAATCCCATACAGCTTGTAAAAAATCAAAATCCTTTTTTGTAAGAATATTTGTGTCAATCATTCGTTTAACAAAAACATCCCATTGTCTAGTATCTAATGATCCATCTTCTCTTAATTGACCCCATCCTCTACCTAATAATAATTTTCTTAAATTACTTTTATTACCTGTGTGCAGCATAGCTCCAAGCAATTCAACCTTACCTCTGCCATGGCTTTCTGTACCAAATGTGTATTGTGTATCGAATTCATTTGCAACAATTAAACTATTGCCAAAATCTACTTCTTTCAACATATCTGCATATTTTTTTGTAAATTTAATTTGTGCTGTTCGATATTCTGTAAGACTATTTTTAACTGGACGCCATATATATTTTGTAAATGCACCTGCTTCTAAACCTTCACGGAATAATACAGAGCCTTTTCCTTTTACTTCTGCTCCGTCCATACCATCTGCCCAATGCTCTACTCTTCTCAATCGTGCTTTTTGATCTTGCAATTTAGAATGCAATTTGTCTAAATTAGTTTGTGCTTTAGTAACTCCAGTAATTTTTGCTTTTGGCATAACATTCATACGTTCTACCAATTCATTTATAACTGGCTCTAATTCAAGTTTTTGTCCTTCTATAACTATTTGTTTCTCCCTTCTTGATTGATGCCATAAAGATTGTATAACTTCATCTAATGTGTCAAAATCTTCTACTGCTAAATCTTTTATATCTTTAAGTTTGGTTATTTGATCAACTTCTTTAAAAATATTAGTAGTATTTCTTAAGTTTGATTGTTCTCTTATAATTGGTTCTAACTCTAAATACAAATCTTCATTATATTTTTTTAGTTTTTCTATATATACGTTTGGTGATTCTACAGCAGGGCCAAAACCATAACTAGCTAATATAGTTTTTGCAGCACTGACCATATCAACATTTCTTGTTTTTGCTAATTTTTCATCTGGTTTAAATATTTTTTTAAAATTTGCAGTTGCTTTGTCATAACGTCTATGTATTTCTACAGCTTCTTTTGCTAATTGGTTGTTTAACAATTGTGCTTTTTTAGCTTGTATTGTTGCTTGATTATCACCTTCACGCATTGCTTTTTCTGCTGCTTTAGTTGCTTTTGCTTCTTGTCGTGCAAATAAGGTAGGTCTTACTTCTCGTAATGTTTTCTTAGCTAATATATCTTTTGCTACTTGTTTTGCTGCTGCTACTTGTAATCT